CAGCTTCTTTTTCTTCATCCATTTGTTCTTGCATATCTTTAATTTGATCATCAGATAAACGAAGAACGTTTCTTTGTATCCATGTCTGAGAGAAATAACGACCGGTGTATGGATCAACCAGTTGTAAATAAGCAAGACGTTCTTTCATCAATTCTGCTTCTTTAAGTTCTTTAAAGTTGTTGTCTTTGATGAAATCATAATATATGTTTTCTCTAAATTCTTCCCATTCTTCTTTGGTACAAATACCTTTAAGAATACATTGTGTTTTTAATGCTTGGTCAAATAAATCTGAAAAACGATTACGCAAACGATCAACAAATTTTGAAAACTTTAATTCATCACGAGTAATTTCATTTGAACGACCAAGAGAAAAACCTGATGTTTCTGGATTTAAACGAGAAACTGGAACAGATAAAGCTTTATATAATTTCTTTTCGAAATATTTTACATCTTCTAATTCGCCAAGATTTTGACCACCAGGTAGAGTATCAATTTCTGTGCCTTTGCCACCTTCACGGCGTGGTAACCAAAAGTCTTCCATCATTGACAAGAATTTACGATCATCTCGAACTTCACCGGTGTTTGCATCATAGACAAGTTTGTTTTTATACTTGACCATGATATCACGGAGGTATTGTTCTGCCTTTAGTTTTGGAAGATTACCTACATCGATATAAAATATACGGCGTTCTGGTGCTCTAGAAATACGGTAAATAACAGTTGCATCTTCAATCATACGCAACTGATTTAATGGTTTAATTGCCTTGTGCAAGTAAGAAAGAACGATTGCACGGCGAGAATCCATTAAACCAGAAACAACATTGACAATAGAATCTGTAGTAATTCTAACGCCTACAGGACCAAAATTGGATGATGTTCCTGTTGTTACTTTATCGTTGTAGATGTAATATTCATTTACAACTTTTTGCATTTCTACATTGGTATTTGGATCTTTTACTTTTTTAATCTCACGGACTTTTCTTAGTTTTCGTGGATCAACATAACGAAGTTCTTTAATACCTTGCATTGGACTTTGACGGTCGATAATCATATGGTAATACAAACGACCATCAACATAAAATCTGCGGAATATATCTTGAGACATATTCTTATAATTTAACAATCTCAATACAGTTTTAAATTCTTCTTTAATTGCATTTTTAATTTTATCTGGTTGATTTAAATCATCAAGAATAATCTGTACAGTTTTACCGTTATCATCTTGGCATATGGCTTCACCTATGATATCATCAATTGCAGATTCTATTTCTGGCTGCATAGCCATTTCACGATATCTTGTGATTAGTTCTACATCATTTTTTGCGGTGCCGTCTAGATCAACATATGTACCATAATAAGCGGCAGAAGTAATAGTAAGCGCTCCATCTTCATTTGATGGAGGCGTGAAAGATTGTTGCACTTCTTCATCTTGTTCAGATTTATTTCGTGCAATCGTAAAACCAAAGAGTGAAAATTTATTTGCCATCGTATTTTATATCCAAATCAAAAAAGCATAATAGAGAGGACCGAAGTCCTCTCTGTAGTATAATAAAAATTTAGGTTGTTGTATCTGTTTCCCACCATTGATATGCAAAGGTAACCGCATATTCTTCAATAGTGTCATTTGAACCCCAATCCAAATCAATTGGAGCCAAATCTAATGGGTACATACCAACAAATTTATATGTTTTCAAAATTTCGCCAGTTTTGGCAAATTGTTTAACAACCGCATCAACAGTATAACCGCCAGGTCCTCTAGCAGCTGGATTTCGCAAATTTGTTGCGTGACTATTAATTGCGTTCATCCAAGATTCCATACTATTACGAATTGTAAAGTCCTCATCGTTAAGAATTTGAACTGTCCAATCTGTAAATGATCGATTGCCTGCAAATTTAATTTCACGACCAAAGTAATAGAGTGGTACTTGACCTATTGTAGAACCTGGCAACTGTGCAGTTTTACACATAAAAACAGATTTCTGTGCTGCTGCGATTGCGTTGTCTGCAATTGTTGGAATTGTTAGAGTCACTTCAAATAAATTTGGGCGAGCGCCGTCATTTATCATGTTTGATCTAAATTCTGCTACATTGAATGCCATTCTTTTCTCCTATATCGTTGAATTATTTATTAGAATCTACCAACGACTTCACTAAAATCAACACCAGTTCTAACAGCAACGAAGTTCAACTGGATAAAGTTGATTGAACGAGCAGGCTTAATGTAGATATCGCCAACAAATTGGTTAGAATCAATAACTTGTGGTGTATTATTTGTATTGTCACAAACAACACGGAAGTCATAGATACCACGGCGACCTTGAACATCACGCAAGAAAGGTGTTACCAAAGCTACAAATTGAGCACGGGTAAATTCATCGTTAAATTCAAACAATGAATATTTTGCTGCACGAGCAATTGTTTTTTCGAGAGTAATAAAAAGTCGGCGAACGTTAATTCTATCAAATGCAGATGGTTTATCTTGTAAAGTTTTATCACCAAACAAAATTATACCAGAACCTGCCATTGCTATCACAGGATTAATACCTTTAGCATATAATGAATCTCTCTCGGACTTGTTTGGATTCCATGCAAGTTTAACAACATTTTTAATGAAACCACGATTTAAACCAGCTGGTGAGAACCATGGATCACGAACATTGTCTGTATACACACAAAGTCCAGCGATATCGCCATTTAATGGTATCCAACGATAAACGTTGTTATACTTATCAAAAGTATATTTCCAACCAGTATCAGAAACAACATATGAAGAAGTACGATTTAAATTACCATACCAAGTTAAAATGTCGTCAGATTCATCACCGGCATTATTAACAACAGCTGAAGATGGTGGAGATATGAATGCTACGCAATCTTTTCTCGAATTTGCAATATTATCAATTACATATTGTTGTACTGTTGTTGATGCATTTCCTGTAACAGCAAGAGCAATATCAACTTCTTCACCGTTTGTAAATTTATCCCAACCAGTTTGAATATTAGCATCGCTTGGTGTTGAATCTGCACCTTTTGTTAAACGATAAGTTTGAGCACCATTGACTGTTCTAAATGTTGTACCACTCATGGTTTGACCCCAAGTAGCCACAGTATTTGCATAATCTACTGGATCAACTGCGTAAATATATTTTGAACTTCTGTAAAGTACATTTTTGTAATAATTTGAGTTTCCTAAAGAATCAACCGCATCACTTGCTTTTGATAGATATGGCCAAACTTCAAGAACTGTATTTTTTGTACCTGTGATTGCACCACCTGCGTCAGTAACAATAATGTGTAGTTCATCATTTGTTGCTCCTGCTGCGGTAGCTTGTACAGATGTGCCTGGTGCGCCAGTAAAATATGTTGAAATACCAATGCTGTTTACTGTCCAAGTACTAAATGTACCACCTGCATCAAGTAAAGAAACTGTAATTGAGTTGCCTAATGCTCCTGCATATTTTGCTGCAAAAGGACCAATTGCATTTGCATTATTTTGATTTAAATAAGATGCTTCAAATGCTTGTTCATTTTTAATTTGTGTTGATGATCCACCTGCATTTGATATTCCATTATAGGTAGCATCACCAATAGCTCGAACAGTTTTAAGATTATTACCATATGCCAAGAAACTTGCAGCACTAAAGAACGAAATTGCTGTGTTAGTGTCTGGTTTTCCAAAAGTTGCAGCTAAAGCAATCTCACTATCGATATTTTTTATAGTTTCTGCTGGACCCCAAGTGAAGTTACCAACAAAGGCACCGGCTGTAGTTAGTATTGAAGGTATGACTGTCGTTAAATCAACTTCAGATACATTTACGCCTGGAGAGATTTGAAATGCCATTTTATTATCTCCTTGATTATTATGTTATTTGGCAATTAGATACCATAATGATATTTATGATGATGCGTATTTATAGATTCCGCATGGCATCCCGAATAAACTTAGAATATGTTTCAGAACCATCTGCTGCTTCCCATAAATCTCCGTCTATGACCTCAAATGAATGCTGTAAACCGTTGTCAATAATAGGTTCTGGAACTAATTCTTCGTCAATTTGATTCATATTTTCCAACTGAATCTGTTTACGAATATCGTGATTTACAATTTCTTTAAAGTATTTTTGTGTTGCAGCCCAACCAAAAAGAACAAGAGTCATGGTTAAATCATCGTTTGCACCATCTTCTGCCGCAAAAGAAGTCTTATTTGCAACAAAAGTGGTCAATTGTGATATGGTGTCAAAATCTGGTATCAGAAGTTTATCACCTTCGATTAAGGTCTTTAGATTTGAACACCCTACTCTTTTGACCGCAGTAGACATTTTAACACCCATCTGTACACCACGACCAAAACCTGCACTTAATTGCTGAGGTTTTTTGTTACCGGTAAAGACTTTCCAAAGGTTTTCATATTCAAGGTCTTGGTGTATTATGTCTGCAACCTGTGGATTATTATTAATTTCAACCAAAATATACGCATCATTGTATAGTTTGGCTGCATTAACAATTACAGTAGGAAACAATATTGATGATATTGACGAACTGTTATATGTAGCTACCTGTTTGTATGGAGTGGTTGATATGTCAAAAATAGAAAAGGCCTGACAGTCTAGATTACGACCCTCTGATACATCTACCGTGATTGCATATAAATGGTCCTTTTTATCTCCGTCATTTCCTTTAAACGGATATTCATAGATCTTCAACATATCATGGTTCGCTATAGGAGGACTCCATGCCATCTGCTGTAATTTTATTCCAGAGATAAGTGTATTTGTAGATCCTAAAAACTCAGTTTCAAACTCTTGCCTAAACTGTCTCTCAGAAGTATTTTTAATTGTTTCTTCTTTCCAATCTTCATCACGGCCTGGTACCATCGACCAATGAACTTCAAATGGAACATAGTTATTATTTTTATTAATTGCATCGGTCCAAATCTTATAAAATAGATTCATACCGTTAGGTGTAGAAACAATAATGATTTTTGTTTTTGTACCAGCAGTAATAACTGGATAAACTGAGGTGAAAAATTCTGTTGCGATGTTTCCAGGTACGAAAGCAAACTCATCAAGGAAAACTATATTGAAAGAACCAGAACGAGCCGCAGATGATGATGTAGAAGAAGCAACAATTACCGAGCCGTTTTCTAATTCGACACGACCTTTATTCCATTCAACCACACCTTGTTGCATCCACAAAGGAAGGTTTTCATATGCAAGTTGAAGTTTACCAAGAATACCACGAGCAGTTTCACCACGGTTAGCAAGAACTGCAATACTTTGTGAATCTTTAAAAATAAGAGCCCAAAGAAGGTATGCAACCGTAGTTGTTGTTTTACCAACCTGACGAGGACATTTCATAATAACAAATCGATTTTCATGAAATGTCTTAATCATGTCTCTTTGAAAGTCATACATATCAAAAGGTGTGACACCATGATCTAGTGTAATGATCTTTATGTACTTGGCAAAGTAAATAGGATCTTCAGCACACTTGATATATTCATCAAGTTGCTCTTGAGTATAATTGATTTGTACGCCAACCCTTTTTAATAACGGGTTGTCACGGTATGTATTTTTAGTTTGCTTTGCCATTCTTCAGGAGTTTTCCTAATTCGGCAGTAGAACCAACAAATATGGCTTTGTCGATGTTGGTGTTATTAGTTTCTTTTTTAACACCTTCCATGTCACGAATTTCTTTTTGTATTTTAAGAAGTCTATCATTTGCCTCTGTCATATTTTTTAACAGAGTTGCATAAACTTCAAAGGCTCTTGGATGTTGACCTGCTTTTGCAATGTTAAGTATTTCTTCCATTGCATCTTTACCTTGGTCTATAATGCCTTGTAGATTTTCTTTTGATTGCTGATAAGCATCAGTCAAATCTTGTTTTAAATCTGGCTCATTATAATGTTGTTGCAAC